TACATTATTTCCAACTTCTTCAATTTTATAATTTCCTGGAATATGTAAACCAAATACCAATACTTCAAAATTATTAGGTGATGCTCCTTCGGTTCCGTAATCCAAACTAACATTGTGTATTGTTAATGTATTTGTATTATTGTCAAACACATCGACATTTCTTTGGACATATCTTGCACTATGTTCTAATATTTCTTGATGAAAATCTGATATAGTTGTTTTGTTATTTACTAATTTAATTGGATTTGGATTTGAACGGGTTTTGGATTGAAATTTGGTATTAGTTGGAATTTCAATATTTTGTAAACTTCCGGTCAAATCATTATTAGTAAGATTATTAATATTAACCTTTGGAACAACTTTATTAAGTTTTCTACTATTTGAATTAAATCTATTAAGCATATTGTTCTATATCTCCTTTTATTTCAATATAATCATTATTATCCAAATTAAATTCAAAATTTGTTTTTATAAATTTAATTAATAAACCACTTCCACCTTCTTCAATTATATAATCCGTTCCACTTATTGCCTGTGTGTTAATATAAACTTGTAATCTATCTTGTGTAGTTCTATATTCAATTTCTCTTAATATATCTACAAATCTCCAACCAGTAGCTTCATAAATCCAATAAGTAGAATTTGTTAAATCTTTTGGAGTTAAAACGGCTTTACCAGGTTTTCTACTGATTTTTTGAGTTATATCTAAAAGGCTTCTTTTCATTATGGAAGAATATCAATAAATTTACCTATAATAGTAACTTCATCGGTATTGGTTACACTAAATCCTAAAGAACCTGTTAAGAATTGTAATGATAATGATGTACTATTTACAGACCCGGTGATGTGGTCATTCCAATAATATCTAACACCATTTATATATGTTTTAACATCATATTGATTTCCATTATAAGTTAATCCGGCTGTAACTACCGATGCCAATTGTGGAGGTGCTTGTATTAATTTTACATTATTAAAGGATGCGGAGTTTGGTGTTGCTATTGAACCAGTCATACTATTATTTAAAGATAAAAAGTCAATTAAATCTTTGTTGTCATAATATGGTGATGGTGTAGTTAACATACCTTCTAATCTACCATTTCCAGTTATATCGGTTTCAGTTGATACTACTACTCTTTTTGTAGAAAAACTTCTTTTTGTAGTATCTTCTCCGTCAAATTTTTCTGGAAGTAAATAAGCTTTAACTGATAAACTAAATTCAATTCTATTGATTCTTTCGGTTCCTTCACCTACTTCATTTACAACATTAAATTCACCAACAGTTGTTCTAAATTTAAACTTTTCTTTATCTCCCCAATAAGTTCCTGTATATTGTAATTGTTCTATTACTGAATTTAATTGTTCGGTAAAAGATGTCCAACACATACAATCATAACTAACTTCAACATATTCCGGCATAGTTATTTTATATACTTCATATTTTGGTTTAACACTACCACCCAATGCAGTAAATCTATCGTATCTATTATCTTTTGAATATTTTGTAACACCTGAATAAGATACATGTCTATTTAACATTGGCATCGTTTCATCTTTTGCAATAGATGTTCTCCTAATCATCATCAGAGGTAATTGTATTTTACCATGTGTATCTCTATAAACACCTTGTCTACGAGAACCATTCCATCTTTCTGAATTACCATATATTACCGGAATTTTTATAGATTTACCATTTCCATCTTCCAATGTAGGTAAAGCCGTATCTTCTAAATAAGACATCATAGCATAATCTATATCAAAAAGACTAATACTTTGTTTTAAATCACTTTTGGTGGATTTAATTTGATTTCCTCTATTTAAATTCGGTTTTAGTGGATTTACTGACATAATTATTTTATTCTTTCTTCTATATTAAGATTGGATTTAGATACCATAAATGTTGAACACGTTATACTCCAATTTCTACCATCATTAGGTAAACCACCTATTAATTGTATTTCATTTGTATTATCAATTTCAAAATATCCTTCATTAAAAAATATAATATCACCAATTTCAGGATATGCATTTCTTTCTTCACATAACAATCTATCAAATTTGAAAGTTATATTTTGGTCGGTTTCGGGCCCAAAACCTTCATATCTAATAGATTCAGGTTCTTTGTCAATCAATGTATATAATTCAATTCCAGGATGCCATGTTTTATTCATAGATTCACCATAGATATTTACTTTTGTTTCATTTAAGTTTATTTTAAACAATACACAAGTATTCTCGATAACTGTATCAACCAGTTCTCTAGCTACATTTCTAAAAAATTCGATATCTCTACCTACTAAGAATTTTGGCATATTATCCTACATATATTTTTAAAGGAACTTTTCTCAACATATCTTGATGATGGTCAGATTCCTGTGCTTTATTTTCCATCACATTCTTTCTACTCATCTCTTCCAAATTTTCTCTCAATTGTGTTATCAATGCATCCTTTTCAACTTGTGCTTCTGACCTTAAAGCTGCACCATCTAAATTCACATCACCATCTGGAATTGGAACCGAACTATATTTTTCTCTAATTGCTCCTAATAATTCTTTTGTTAATGCAAGAGTATATTTTCTAATCCATTGTTTACCAACCTCATTTATATTTGAATACTGAATAAAATTATATGGAATGTCGGAATAGTCAGAAAGTGAATTGGCTTGAATAGTTTGAGAATCTTGTTCAAATTCATCTCTACTCATATACTCAAAGTATATTCTAGTTATACCCGTTCCTTTTGGAATAGGAAATATTTCTAATTTATTATCTACTATATTAAATGAAAATGTTGATTTACGAATTTGGTCATTAAATTCAATTTGTTGCATTCTTAATATATCTTCGTATAAAGGCATCATTAAGAATTGTGCTGCGGGTGAAAAATTACCAAAACCTAATTCTGACATTAAATTTAAAGTACCTTGTGCACCTACGGAATATGGGTCAAAGAATCTTGTAATAGCCGGTGTTGCTTCATAAAACACTTTTGTTACATCTATTGTAGAACCACTTGTATATAGTGTTGCAAACGATGATGATGTGTTATTATCTATTGCTTGAGTCATTAAATCATATACTTGAACCGATGCAGTTAAGTTAACATATGCTTTTTTTATTGCAGTGCTACCACCGACACCTGCTTGTGTTCCGTATTGTTGAGACATACGAATTACACTTGGTAAATATGAACCATCTACTAATGTTTGTGAATAATTACTTTTACCACCAATTGATTCTTTTTTTTGACCTCTTAAAATGTCTAAGTTGTTTCTAAGATTAAATTGATTTACTTGTGCAGAATATTCGGAAGTTGATTCTTCAAAACATGCCCAAATTTGTTGATTATCCAATTCAATATTAACAATAGGATATCCCAATCTTCTAGCTACCCAAGTTGCTGTTTTTGGTGCATCGGTTTTAAAATCAGTATCGTTATCGTATATTCCAAATGGTGTTGCGTCGTATGATGCCGATGCTGATAAAAATGCATTGTAGGTTGAACCCGACCAATATGTGTTTACAGACATTATTAAAAATTTATAGTTTTACTACTATAAATATGAATTATATAAATAAAAAAAGGGGAAAGTATTTTTACTCTCCCCTTTTCTTTATTGTAAGTCTATTACTTATCTAATCTACTCAAAGATTATAAAGTGTTCAAACCTTCAACGATAACTTTACCATAAAACTCAGGTCTTACGATTTTCTTAGCGTATCTAGTCATAACACCTCTTCTTGGAGTGAAGTTAGTTGGGTCATAAACCAATGGAGTCATAATCAATGGTACATAAGGTGCGTAAACTGCTCCTGTTTCGAAGAAGTTAGAACCTTTGAAACCTAATAAGATTACATTCTCAGTCATGTATGGGTTTTTGTAAACGTCATATCTGTTAGAGATAGAACCGATGTTAGTTACACCTGCAGAGAAAGTTAACGCATCTTTTGATGGGTTAGCAGAGAAACCATTCATTGATTCTAAAATTGTTGCTACGTTTGGAGATACAACGATAAAGTTTGCACCACCTCTCATAGTCAATTGATGAATCTTGTTAGAAACTTTTTGTAACTTAATACCTAAAGTTTGGTACCAAGTGCTCTTTGTGTAAGCAGAAGCAGCTGCTGCGTTAGAATCAACTGCGAATCTACCAGTAGCAGAATCGTAATCGTATCCAACTCTAGCTGACCAATAGTCAGTAGTGAAAGCGTTTTGTTGTAACATTTCTAAGATTTCTAAGTCGATTTCTAAAGAGATGTATTCAGACAACATTTGAGTTAACTCAGCTTCAGCGTCTACACTATGGTAAGCGTTTAAATCTTGAGCTAAT